ATCATCTACTTCTGAATCAAAGTCCACTTCTGGTTCTTTAAAGTTTAGACTGTTCTCTTCTAAAAAAGCCTCAACATCCTCTGGTGATGCACCTGGATTTTCTAATCTATAGGCCTTCTCAACCATCTGATTATAAATCTTAGCTATCTTATCTTTAATCTTCTCTAACTCTAATCCAAAGGTAGAGTCTTCAAACATATCTTGTATTAACATATAGAGCCTATAATTAGTTAAATAAAACCCCCTTAGAGTTCACTAAAGGGGCTAGGGTTTAACTAACTATTTATCTGTCAGTTACGAAAGCAAAGCCAGAAGCGTTGCGAAGTTCACCTACACCGTAAATAGTGTCAGCAGTAAACAAGTCACCTAAATGCTCTTGCTTGTACTGAGTCTGTGAACGAACACCCATCTGCTCTGCTAGTGCTAGTGCATCCTTGTGGATAAGTAAACCAATATCGTGAGTAGTACCACCTAACGAAGTAGTAGTACCCATATTATTAGTTACATATACATCAACACCATAAATCATACCAACTTTACCAGTCTTGATTGCATCACCTGAACCAATATAAGCTTGCTCAGTGAAACGAGAAATACCTAATAAGTCAGTGTACTGACGTGGAGTTAGAATGAAAGCACGACCATCTTGTGGTACGTCTGCTAAGTCTAGTTTTTCAATCATACCTCTAATAGCTGCATCGCCACCAGAAGTTAATGTGATTGCATTACCAGCACTTGTTGAAGCAGTACGATCCCAGTCAGATAGAACACCAGCTGATGTGAATACTTGTGCCTTATCCCAACCAGCCGTACCAGTAGTACCATTACCACTATTCAAGTTAGCTGCTGCATTAAACAAATCGGTATCAACTTGAGTTGCTAGAGCATAACCTGCATCATCAGTATAGAACTTACGAAGTGAAGAAAGACCTTGTACTTCTACAATATCTTCAATCATTACTGAATATTCGTAATGCTTATCAATAGTTACATCAGTAACGCTATGAGTGTCATCTTGAATCTTAACTTGTGTGTTCTTAGCTTTAGAAGTTGCTGAGCCACGAACTGGAGTAGGGATATGAATCTGGTCGCCCTTCTTACCTTTGTGATTAATAGTTGTTACTAGATTTGCTAGTACCAAGTTCTTTTTGTAACCTGCAATTACTTCATCAGACCAGAGTTCTGGAATGAACTGAGCAGCTGTGGTTACGGTTTGGTTATTTGTACCAATTACACCTGTTGCCATTTTATTTTCCTCTTATATTATTATTATTATTTTACTCGCCCTTCAGAATATGCCTGATAGATTTCATCTGCCAGTGAGTCATATCGTCTAGGGTCGGTTTGTTTTAAAAGTATTAAATCAGCCCTACGGTAGATTTTTTTACCTGCTGTGGATTCACCTGAAGCACGTGATACTCCTTTACCTGTCTTTAAAGCTTCCTTCCTGGTCTCTTCTTGCTCAGCATTAACCTCTTGTGTCTTGGAAATTAATTGTCTTTCTTTCCAATTCGTAATCAGTTCATCTGCTGCATCAAAGTTATATTGGTCAGCTTCTTGATACAAGCGTTGTCGTATCTTACTTCCGTTCACCCACTCCTGAAATCCTCCATCACTAATGATTTTTTGGAAGTCAGGATGTGTTTTTTCGAGTTGCTGTGCAGTCATATTAGCTTGTTGCTGTTGTGTCTGTGCAGTAAACTCTTTGAACTTCGGATGATTCTCTATAATTTTCCTTACCGATTCTTCGGGGTTATCATAGAAGTCCATCTCTGGTTCGTTGCTGGTAGTTTCTGTTGTTGGTTGACTTAGCTGTTGTTGTAGATATGAATCAGTTAACTTACGTAACTCTCCAATCTCCTGTCCCTTACGTCCTAATTCTTTCTCTAGGTTTTCATAAGCATCAGCTATATCAGCTGCGGACTTTCCTTGGAATTTAGGTGGAAGTTCTGACTCAGTGGTGGCCGCTTCTACCTGTTCTTCTTGTTCTACTTCAGGTTCTAATATAGAATCTAATGTATCTTCAGTTGTTACTTCGTTATCTGTTTCTTGTTCTACGACCTCAGGGTCGACTATTCTGCTACTCATATTGCTTTCTCCGTCTTATTAATAAGATTGTGGGGATTATAAAATGTTGGGGCTAGATTAAGTATCTAGATTTTCCAACGCTAGTTTGGTGCTTTCCTCCATATTAACAAACATATTTAGGAAAGACACCTGTCCTTTACGTAAGTGTAAAGTGTTTGTGTCCTCGATGTCATAAATCTTTTCAAGTGATTGTGCTAGTTCTGAAAACTCTTCAACAAGTTCTCGCCAGCCATCGTGTTGAAATAAATCTAGACGTTGCTCGAGTAATTCTTTATCTGTCATTAAGCCACCCTTGCCTTAGCTAGGTTAAGTAGTGTCTCTGACTGTAGATGTTCAACCTCAGGAATATTCCTATGAGTCTCTGAACGGATGTTCTCAAGCTTAGCCATCTTCTCTGCTAGCTCTAATTGTTTCTTAGCTAGAGCTTCTTGAGATACTTTATCACCTGCATCTACTTGTAGTTTCTGTGTCTGTGCATACAACTTACCAATCTCTGCTTCTAACTCAGCATTCTCCAACATAGCCTTTTGCATCTCTATCTGCTGTGCTTGTTGTTGTTGTGGATTAGGTTGTAACATCTGCTGCACTGCTGCAACTAATTCGTTTCTATTATTAAGAGCACTGTTCTCAAAGATACTAGTTAGGATAACACCAAAAGCAGGAGAGCCTTGTGGGACCATACTTAACATCTGAATCATCTGAGTAGTCTCTAACTCTTTGGCCATAATACCTAGTGAGCTATAAGGTCTAAACTTATAATCCATCACTGGGTATCTTTGTGGGTCAAACTGGATTCTTCTCCAGGCTACTTTATTAATCATAGGAACTAAGAAACTATCTTGGAAGTTCATCAAAGTTCTCTTCTGGCGTTTAATTGATGCCGCCTGTAACATACTCATTCCTGAGGCGGTAGAGTTACGCGGATTAGATAGGTTGCTATTGGCAGTATCCATAGCACCTGTTCCCATCTGCACCATTCTTTCTAGCTCTGCGGATTCTGTGAAGGTAGAGTTGGCTAGACTACCGAAGTTCAACGGCATCAAAACTGATTTAGGGTCACCGTTGGTAAGAATAGTCTTGCCTGGTCTGATGTCAAACTTAGTACCTCTCGGTAATCTAGTTGCATCAAGGCCCATCATAGGGTGTGTAGTTAACGCAAGAGTATCAATACGTGCTCTAAGTTCTGCATCAAGGGCCTTTTGTGGGTTATAACCTTTCTCTGTTACCCCTCTACCCCAGAACTTACCTGGTACTCTATCGTGTTGATATGCAACAAACGGTCTGTCTGTCATCATATATGGATTCTCTACTGCTCTAAGAACAGCGGAATCATTAGCAATAGTTACTACTGCTTCTACTAATTCATCATCTTCGTAATCAAACTCTTCCAGTTCGCTACTACTTTTCTTAAGAAACTTTTTAGGGACAAGACCCCAATACTCAACGATTTTAACTTTATCATCCTCATTAGTAGAGGAAGAATTTTCATCATCGAACCCAAAGTCCGCTTTGTCATAACTACCAATAGGTTTGTCTTCATATATTCCTTCATTAATTCCTTGTGTTATTAAGTATCTAGGTTTAATTACGATATGTGCAACACCTAGAGCACTCTCAATATCTGTAGCAGTAGGGTCAATAACAAATTCTTTAGGGGCTACTGGCTCCATCTTAACACTAATATAAGGTATCTCAGCTGTGCCCCTACTGGTCGTTAATGTGCCTGCTACTGGCTGTTCTGTTGGTACTACTTCAGTCTTTTCAGTTACAATTAACTTACCAATACCTGTACCATAAAGGGCTGCATTAAGTAAACACTCAGCTATTGCTGGCTTAACACCATCTTTTTCTAAATCTTCGTGTAGTAACTTACGTACATACTCCACATCTTGAGGTTGTTGGTCCAACATATCATCTTCGATATCAAACCATCTCTCTCTACCAAAGGTAGCTTCCTCTAGTTCTGCAACTGTGGCCTCAATAGCCTGTTGGGTAGCTGGGGAAATAAGACGAGACTTCTCTGATTGTCTAGTCTTGTCCTCTTCTGACCAAACACCACGCCATATACGGTAGTATTCATCCCACTGTTTTAAATAGTTAGAGTTTCTGTGTTCTTCCCAGTTCTCTACTCTACCTAACACCCACTCTCTAAGTGGTGTCATAGGGTCTTTATAACTTAAGCTATCTTTAATCATTAATATCCTGCTACTGCGTCCATAGGTTCCCACTCATCTAATTCTATAGCTGTTGCATAGTCCGCAACACTCACTTGATCTATATATGCCAACGAGTCAATCAAGTCATCGTGGCTAAGTGGAGAAGGGAAGTCCATTAACTGTGAGATAAAGGGACTATTCCAATCTGCTTTCCTTAATTTAATCTTACCGTGCTCTAATCTACCTTGTAATGACCACGTAATTCTATCAATCTTTCTTTTACCACCGTGAGTAACATCAGTTATATTAACCCATCTACTCTTACTTCTCATTTCATCTTCTAAGTAGGGCATAATAGCATTCTTTAATGCACCTGATTCAATACCTACTGATGATGCTTCACAATCTATAGCAGCATTAAGGATTCTAGTGGCTGTCTCTTTGATACCCCATCTGCCGTGGTAGATATCCTTTACTAGCCATTCATCACCTACAATTTTCACTACTGAGATAGCAGTTTCATCCAGTTTAGAACTCTTTAAACCTCTACCTTTACTTGCTTCTTCGAAACCTGCTGGGTCAACTGAGACCACGTAGTGTCCAATTGTACCTTCTTTAAAATCTTTCTCATCCTCTACGTAAGTTATCCACTCTTCTTTGAATATACCTCCACTGAAGCTTTCAAAGGTGGCCTCGAACTCTTGTCTAAACGCTTGAGTAGACATACTATTCCTAGCTGCTTCAATTTCCTTAGGGTCCAGGAGAGGATTATCTGTGGAATTGAATTGGAAGGTGTCCCATTCTGGGTCCTTCATAGCATCTACATACAATTTGTAGAAGTGGTTCTTACCTGCTGGTGTTCCGATGAATAACGCACCACCTTTAACATCAGCTAGTGTAGGTCTAATAATCATCTCCCACACTTCAGGTTTCATACTGGCATACTCATCTAGTACCACGTACTCCAAACCTACTCCTCGAAGTGTATCTGGTCTATCTGAACCCTTTAAATAAATCTTTCTATCATTTATTAAGGTTAACACAGCTGTATTCTCGTGAGCAGCTTTAATAACATCACCACCTAATTCCTTCAACATACCCCACATAATATCTTTGGCTTGTTGAAAGGTAGGGCCAATATAGAAAACATCCTTACTGTCCGACTGTAGGGCTTTAATTAATAACACCCAAGCAGCTAATCTTGATTTACCAAATCTTCTTCCTGCTGCTACTACTTTAAATCTGGCCTCACTCCTGAAGATGTCCATCTGGGCTGGGTGTAGCTGTACATTAATATCAGCCATTCTTAACTACTTCTGCCTCGAATACTTCTTGTTCTTTCTTTTCCTTCTTCTCAATAGCCTTTACTGACTCAACAATAATATTAACACCTAAATCTTTATGTTCGTGTTTAATCTCTACTGCTTTATGAGCTGGAACAATCCTATCCATACACATCTTAAGGCAGTGTCTGTCCCCATCTAGGGCCATCTCAATTACCTTATTGACTATCTCTGGCCCTTTAGTGGATAATAGTTCTCTACTAAGAGCTGTGTATTTATTTACTGAACCTTTGGGTCTACCGTTGGGGTTCATTACTGCACCCTTCTTAAAAGCAGGGTTGCCTTTATTGTTTCTTCTTCCGTCTGCCATTATACCTTTGTCCTTATATAGGGAGGTGTTATAAAAAAGCTATTGCCTATACCCTTATTATACCACACTTTTCCCATAATAGCAACACTTCTTCTTTTTTCTATAATAATTCTGTTAATTAATTAAAACCAAAATGGGAAATTAGCACTCCTTTTGTGGCTATTTTGAGCCTCTGGTGGTCCTTTTATGGCTATTTATGGCTATTAAGGGCCAGGGGTGGAATCCTCTTCTGATGTGCTATTGAGTTACCACACGGATACGGAAAGTTCTTATGGGCCCCTCCCCCTGCCTCTGTGGC